ATTGAGGAAGTCCAATTTATGTGCCGGGTGGTCCGGTATTGGTTCGTCTAGCAGGAGCTGTAGTTCTTCGTAACTCATCACGCTGAGTTGGTTGAGAAGGACCTTTAGCCCCATCAGCCCTTTGATATTCATCAGGAGTCGTATCATAAGAATGTGAATCTCGGTGGTTATAAAAACCTGTCCGATATCCATCATTGTATTCAGTCTCTCTATATCCTTCTTCTGAGCCAGCTGAGCCTGTTTTAACTTCTTTAACACCCCCATGATCTTTACGAGACCCAGATGGTTTCGACATAGTATCATCATGAGATGCAGTTTCTAAGTCATCAGGGGCATCCTCTACAGTATAACCGGGATTGCCCTCAGGCGCAACTGTGGCACTCTGCAAACGTAAATGTTGCTGGGCCATTCCAACACCTGTTCCTGCCCAACTACCTATTCTATTAACAGCATAATCCACCATTAATCTACCTACTTTACTAGCTGCATAGCTAACAGTGGGAGATTCAAACATATTTTGTAAAAAACTAGGATTTGTGTTCATAGCACGAGTAGTGTCTGGGTTAACATGTGCACCAATAATATCCATTCCTACAGAATCTGGTAAATTAGCAGTTTTAGTCTGATTAATACCAAATCCCATAGCTTCAAAACCAGCTATAATTTCATAACGAAAGCTAGTTGATGCGGGGGCGCCAGCAATGAAAATGCCTATATGATGTGTTGACATCTCAGGTTCAGGCAAGTAATTTCCAGTGCCGGTTCCCACTATTGGGTCACCATTATAAGTAAATTCATCTTCCATCGCATGACACCAGATTTGTTGCGACCATTTACCTCTAGTAATAGATTCTGTATAATAACCTGGTAGGGTCGAAAAATTGTCCAGTGGTTTAGCAGATAGACTTTGATGAGCTCCGTCGTGTACATGATAGTAATCGCCTGAAGTGTTCATCAAACTTCCGGAATATGAAACTTGAAGTCCACAAAAAGTATTCCTAAAAAATGTATTTGCATTCGTCAGGGTTGCAATTAAAAATGGTGTAGACCAATTCTGCGGGTTAACCCCCGCTGCAGGTGCCGCACCAGTATCAAACGTTGGAAACGTTGTGGCAGCACCAGCCCACGCATTACTCGAAACCATAATGGGGGCAGCATTATCTACAACAATACTATAATTGGAACCAGGTCTAAAAGGGGAAAAAACTATAAAGCCAAATCCCGCTGCATTAACATTGAAGGTTCCTTTCAATAATGCTATAAATTTATAACTTGGAAGAGCCGGAAAGCTTGGTATACACGGCAAAGTCGTTACTATACCTGCTAAAATTCTTTCGTATTTAAGTTCAAATCCTTTCCTAGGTTGTCTTCTAAAATATATAAATGGATCAGTTAGCCAAATAGCAAATCTAGCAGCACATTCAGACATACGCATTTGAATGGGCCCTTCTGTTCTTGGGTGCATCATCAACAAGGGTTGTGTTGAACCATATTGACCAACTTGCATCGTTGATTTGGGTTTCATCTTATTACTAAGGTTTGTGGGATCCTTACTAACTTTTTGTTGTTGTGTTTTTCTTACACGTTGAGGTCCTTTTGAGGCAATTGTTTTCTGCAGAGCCTTATGTTGTAACCATTGAGCTTCTTTTTGAGCAGCAGTTAAACCTTTCGGTAAACCCGCTATATATTTAGCGCGATGCCCTTTGTTACGATTTCCATAAGCTTTGGAACCTCCACAAAGTTCCCAAAACATAAAAACACAAGATAATTGAACAATTGATCTATTCTTATTTCCATAAGCTTGAGATCCCCCACAGAGCTCCCAAAACATAAAATGTGGAGGGAGTTGGGAAAGATCATCGTCATTAGTATCATGATCATCAGATGTATCAAAATAATCATCAAAATCATGGTAACATGAATATTTAGAAATAGGCGATGTTCTAGCTATTGCTCTTTTCCATTCCACAGGGGAAAGAAAATTCCTACATGTTATAGTGGAATAATATTCAGCAGTATCCATTTGTTCATTACCATACTCATTAAAACTACCAGTTTTGCGCATCATAGCAATACGCGCAATAACATGCCTTTCCTCTTTCATATCACCTAATAATATTCGTATATTACTAAATAGTTTAGTATCAGGGGATTTAAAGAAAAGGGCTTTAATCCTGAGTAAGTGAGTTTTCAAATATTGTAATTGATTTTGATAAATTAACTCTCTAAATATGCATAATTCAATATATCGAATCATACAAAAGGCTAACTTATTAATTAATTCTCTATTTGTCAATGCAGATAATAAATTCACTCGAAAATTAGCTGTAAAGGGTGTTTGTATAGAAGATTCACCAAAATATACATTTCCACAAGTACCTAAATATGTATCATACTTGGGGACACTCCATTCTTGTTGAACCCTGAGTGTTTCAAGCTCTCGATAATAATCTCTCTTTAAATCGTAATTATCAATATCCCATTTAAAAAGATCATCAACTTCACTAGATTGTAATAAAATTACTCCACCTGAAACATTAGGTTTAGCTTCTAATCGTTCACTTCTAGGAACATGAACATTTTTTGGAACACCTTCCAATTCAACATTTTTTAAGACATCCTGATAAACAGGATTCTTTTTCAGAATATTTATTAAATTCTCCGACATCACAAAACTTGTTTGTGGGCCATCCTCCGTCCAAGCCTCCAAACCCTGATACCATGAAAACATTTGCATATCAGTTGGAGCTCCCAAAGCATACATAGATTTAAATTGTGGAGAACCATCTACCTTAGCAATTCTTACTAATAGTTCTAAATAAATTTCTCTCAACTGTTTCCATAGAGTTTGATGAGCATAAGACATAAGTAGAACTGAGTAAAATTGTTGACAATATTCTGATAAAGAACAATCCTCATATTGATATATTAAAGGCAACAATAACCGTTTACGTGACCATTTTGGAAAATAATAATCCCCGAGTTTATCCAATGTAAACCCTAAAAAGGGTAAATCTCCAAGAGGGTGTTCGTAACCTCCAGTAAAGGTTTTGAGGACAAGACCATGGAATCGCAACAAGCGATCTGAGAGCCATGTATAATCTAAAATTTTATCAAAATCCTCATAAACTCCACCTAAATTATCATCACCATAAAGATGTATTAATTGTTCCATAACAAGCGTTCTAGAAGGGTATTTTTTATATTTATAAAAATAAGCAGAAATACAAATATCCGCTAGAACTTCAAAGCCGGCTTCTATATTATTAGCAGTCGTTGTTCCTGATCCTGAGTTATTACCTCGTCGACGAAAAACAACATCACCGTTCTTTAAAATAACCACACTCGTTATCCAACCATCAGTTATCCATTCAGCAAATTTCAAAAAATTTAGATTTGAAGAGGTTTTAGCAAAATATCTCAAACGACGTTTTGCCGTCGTATATAATTCAATTTTTCGATCATAACCTTTCACATCCCAAGTAAATCTAATTGGTCTTACATATTTACCATCCTGTTGGAGAAGTATTCGTTGAGCCATCTTATTGGCACCACCCGAAAACGGGTTGAAACCATAATATGACCATAAAAAATTTTTCAAATTCTCATTTCCTTGTCCAAAAAGACGCAATTGCCAATATAATAAATGAAATCCACCAATCAGATAAGTGCGAGCTTTTTCATCATGTAAATCTTGAATTTCAGCCCACTCTTTTTTGAGGGTTGACATATAACACATTCCTAGTTTTGCAATTTCAGTAAAATTTTCTTTGTTCTCTAACCACCATATAGTTTGAATGAATTCAAACCTAGATCGAGGCGGTATTCTAGTTCCAAAATAATTCTTCAAATACTGAATTGGAAAACCAGGAGCTTTCTTAAGAGTACCATGTGATGAAATATGATCTATAGTTTTCTCATCTGTCCACATTTCATGAGTTAGAGGTGCTTCCAAAGTTTGATCTATATATAATATAGCTAAATCCTTTGATTGATCACTTATTGGCCAAGGCCGTTCCTCATCTAACTTCATTTCTGAAATATATGCAGCTTTAGCATTACCAACCACATAAAAAAATTGATCTTTAACTTCAGGTTCTAATAAAGAATACTCTGAGGGCATTAATTTTTTAAGATGTGTGGGTTGTACTACAGAAGACATAGGTTCATCAGATAGTTCTCGAATTAAAGAGCTCATTAATCTACCCAAAGGAACCAGCTCTTTATAGGTTCTTTCGGTGGGTTTCGAAAAGTCAATTAAACGATTTAAAAGCGACCCCTCCCTAAAGAAGGGGACGACTGAAAATTTTGCTCTTTTCTACTATGAACCCAATTCCCCCAATTATTTCCATCACCTGTGGAATTATGATCAAAATATACCGTCGAATTAACAACGTATGGTGATCCACATTGATGGTTGTAAGTGTGAGATTTATGTGCTAGCATTTTAACATCATCATGATACGAAGCATCGATAATATTAACACGATAGCGTTTACCTACATTTTGTTCTACACCTAACGTATACATTACTATATTGCTTAACTTGTCAGGCACTTCTTCACTACTGCATAACTTCCACGCCGTATAAGGAAAAGTAATTTCCTTAGGGGCACTAGATTGTGTCAAAAAACAATGATCTGGCCCACTCTGTTTAAACTTAACAGGGACGTATTTTTCATTAACTCGAAGATATGCATGGCCATTAAAACCGTTACCTTCCTTAGTGGTGACATGCCAAGCAGTATGGATTTGCTTTTCGTTAGTGGTAGCATCATAAACAACGTAGCCGACACCCATAGGAAACAAATGTTTTTCTAATGGAATTTTAGTAGGATCCATTATATAAATTTGAACTAAAGGAGCTTTGACTCGATCAGCTATCTCAACTTGTTCCCCATGGTATTCTTTATTGTTCGCTTGGGCCACAACTGCTTCTGTAGCTTTATAAACATAAACTTGTTGTCCATCTTTCTCTTTAACAATAACTTTCTGTTTGATAGCACTAGGAATAGTTATAGTTTCCACATAACCATCTCTATCATCAGATTCAGAATTTTTTATTTTATTAAGGAGAGAATGTTCATGACAAAACTTAGATGTTTTAGATGTAATATTAACACATCCATCTAAATCACATAATTTTTGATTATCATTCTTAAGATTATTTTGTCTATATCTTCTTAAAGCTGTAAGATTAGCAGCAGTAAATTCGGAGCTCATTTTCTCAATAGAATAATTTCCTCTAATAGAGCTAGGATCGAAAACCTGAACGGCTTCACCTTTCTTCTTCTCTTGATTAAACTCTTTATTTACTTTCCGTTGTTTATCGGTATTAGGTCGATTAGAATCTGTATGACCAGCTGTCGCACGATTAGTCGAGTGATTTTTATTCTTACCAGTAGTATTATAAATTTTATTATAAAAATCCTGGACATCTATTTCAATCTCGAATAATTCGTGTTGAGCACGATGGAGAGCTGAATCTGCATCATTATATGCATTTTGATCACGCGCATTATAAGCATCTTGTAAACGATTACTAGCAATATTAACATTCATCCTAGCTTGGTCTCGTTCTTTATTCAAACTTTTCCATCGATCTTCAATTTCTCGATCAGCAGCTTTTCTCATATTCAAACCTTTATTTGTGTAACGAGCCTCATGAGCATTAGCCTCTTTATCCAATAATTTTTTACAAGCATCACATCGTAAAGTGTGAACATCATTCGTAATTAAAAATTGTTTTAAAACAGGTTTAAGTTCTTGATCTCGTTTTTGTTGCTTCAACAATTTTTTCCTAGCACGTTTATCTTTCCAATTGATTTTAAGTTTTTTAACATCAACTTGACTCAATTCTTGCTTTACTTCAACTATTGAATTTTTTAATTCCAAATTTTCTTGTGTAGCCTCCTTTGTCTTCTTCTGATTCTCTTCTAATAGCTTGCGTTGTTCATCACGTTCTTCTTTCATGTATTTTGACTTATAATAATAAAAACAAACATGATAAATAACCGTAATTAACACTAACAAACTAACTATATAAGCACGTTGAGTTTTAACAAATGAAACTATGCTAGAAAACACAGACATTAAATTAGATGAGTGTGCTTCTTTTAACACCTCTTTTTTCACCTGATCAGCATTTTTCGCTAAAAATTTTTTATTATATTCCAAATATTTAACATTATAAACACGATAACTCTGAATAGATTCTGGTGACAAAAGAGTGTACAAATAAGTCGCACATTGTTCAATAACTACCTCATCCTTAAAATTAAACGATTGATTAATTTCATCCTGAAATGTTTGATGATACTGTCCATTATGAAGAAATTCCATATATAAACATAAATTTTTTGCATAACTCATTAAAGTACCATGAAATTTAATACCCTTCATAGGTTTAGTAACAACAACATTCCAGACAAACTTCTGACCTATTTCAGTTCTAAACTCAGGATTTAACCCATCAAAAGCTAAAGTAGGATAAAATTTAATCACTTGCAATTTTAATTTTTGTAAATATTTTTCAGCATGTTCCACTGATATAGCATTACCAGTATCCCAAGCTAAAGAACTATTATACAAGACTTGTTCTGTATCTTCATCCATATCCAAAACCTTGTCTTTATGCATAACAATCCAATGATCCATTGGCGGTACTGACAACTCAACTGGAGTCGCATTTTTATACGCTAATTCTGCTTCATTCTCAAAAATATTACCAGCTGCACGGGTTAAATTAGTTACTGCCCTTATTATATGATCTATATTAAAAATAGCTCCGGCAACAACTGACGTAAACAATCCAGCTTTAAAAACTGACGGTAAAAAGTCTGGTGCTAAATTATAAGGGGATTCACCCTCCTTCATTCTCCTTTTAGTTTCAGGCCGCTTCATGTACTCAACGGTAGCATAAAGAACAGCACCTAAAACTGGCAAAGATATTAGAACCATACCATTACTTATCAATTCCATAAAAGACTGAAATTTATTCTCCATCCCAACACTTGAAACTTTTTGTTTATACCATAACAAATAACTATTATAATGGGTATTTTTAACCAACCAAGTTTCAAACACTCTAAAGATTTTTGCATATCTACATCCTACATACCAAGGTATTAAAATACACGTAAAAGGCATTACATAGGGAAAAGATAATAAAAAATAAATTGCAATCTGTGAAAAGAAAGCACATCCTGGTAGATGACTTAAAAAACTAAAAAGAATCCAAGGGCTAAATGTAGCAGCTACTGATCCAAAAAACCAATAAGCTGTTTTTATAAAAGCATAGGGTGTGCGAGTAATATCAAAACGCTGATATTTCTTACACTGACAAAAATCGGTTTCAGCTTGCTCATGAGCTTCACCATCTGATAAACCGTTCTTATTCAAATAACGAATACGAGCGATAAAACATCTGGCACACTTAACATCAGCTTTAGCTGTTTCCCAAAAATTCGGACCCATTGAATAGCCATTGGGATTCGTTTTATCAAAAGTGTCTACAACTTTATCTTTCTTTTCTTTAATTTTATCGGACAAATTTTTAAAAAATTCAGAAGTCTTATCCTTCAAATCAACAAATTTTTTAAAAATAGGAACCTTCCTATCCTCAATTTTCTCAACAGAGACTTCAACACGCAAAGATTCTGTTTCTTTTTGCAGCCAAATATGAAAAAATTGAAAATTTAACGATAACCACACTTGTACAGTGCACGAATGATCAGCACCGTTTAAATTGGCACGCCCACAAGTGCATATGGGACCAAATATAGCTCTATACGGTAAAGTATAATCCAAGGAAAAAAGCTTTCTCAAATCACCTGAATCTGTATTTATAATATTATTCGTATAGGGTAAATTAACACAAGGTAATAAAACAGGAAAATCTCTTAATAACCTGGCACGAAAGCCAACAGGTTTTCCACTATCACCACCCGATGAATCGGG